ACAAACTGAGGAGATTCCTGACAACGTGGAGAACATTCCGGCAGGTGCCGGAGTGGGTTGATCCACCTGAGTGGAGTAACGAACACGCTGCGAAGTTGCAGCAGTTTTTGCGTAGTGAGGTAGGGAGCAACCTACAGCACCACCTGAGAAACTTGCATATCACTAATTGCGACCGGCTAATCTCAGCCCCAGCAGATTTGCACTACCAGGCAGGTCAAGCCGCCGGGTTCAAAGCGGCACTGGCAACCATAGACGGTTTAGCCACAGTGAGGCAGCAACCCGAGGAGGAAGTCACAGGAGTGACAGATGACCTGGAATGGCTGAGGCAGCCTGCAAACTAATTTATGTCTGAAACGACGACAGAAGCACCTAGCCAGGTGACAAGCGAACGCGAGCAATTGCTATCCGCATTGGCTGACGCTGATGCAAGCGCGTTTGACTTAACTGCGAACAACATCTCGATGCCGCAGGTCGAGAAACCTAGTCAGGAGTCTGCCAAGGAGGAAGACACCCCAGAAGAAGAAGCACCGGAGCAACAACCGGCTGAGGAAAAGCCCGAGGAGACACAGGAGGAGGAACAACCCAAGTCCAAGTACTCCAGGGCCAAGAAGTCACAGGATCGAGCCAACAAATCCTGGCGTGAAGTCAACGAGGCAAAAGCTGCCTTGAAGAAAGAACGCGAGGAGTTGGAGGCTCAAAAGAAGGCGTACCAGGATAGTCACGAGAAGAGTCTTGAGGAAATCCAGCAACGCACCAACACCAGTCGCTACTCACCCGAGGAGTATGAGTCTATAGCTCAGGAGTTCGAGGATGAGGGTGATCATGCCAACGCTGAGGCAGCCCGGAAAGCTGCCAAGCAGGCACGGCAAACCGCAACTGAGCAGGAGCAGAAAAGACAACAAGCCGAGTTTGTGTCTAAGTGGGACACCAACTGGAAACAGGCTACTGCTACTCACAAAGACCTGAATGACCAGGAGAGTGAACTGTTCAAGATGGTTGGCCAACTGTTGGAACGCAAACCTGTGCTAACTCAATACCCAGAAGGCATCACAGACGCAGTAGAAGCTGCGGATATGTACCTGAAAGCTAACCGCGCTTCTGATCTGGAAAAACAGGTCAGTGACTTGAAAAAGCAAGTTGCTGAGTATGAAGAAAAACTAACACTGAACGGTAGCCAACCTGGAGGCACGATGCAGATAGAGTCATTCGATAAACTACCCGCTGATAGGCAGCGAGACGAGTTATTGAAAGCGATGTCTAATGCAGATGATTCTGGGATTGGCATGTTCGCAAATTAAGTAAAATAATATGGCAGTAACAAAAACGTCTAGCGGATCAGGTTCAACCGGAATCCAGGCTAGTTTACAAACTTATTTCGACAAGAAACTATTGGAGCAAACTCTCAAGACTATCGTGCTTGATCAGTTTGCATATAAGTCGCCGCTCCCCAGCAAGATCGGCAGCAAGGACGTAAAGTTCTTTAGGTACCCAGAGTCATCTACTTCTGACGTTGAGACTTTGACTGAGGGCTCGATTCCAGCCACATCTGCTTACAAGCAGTTGTCTTTGGAGACGGTCAGCGTAACTCTCGCACAGTACGGACAGATTGTAGGCATCACCGACTTGCTGAGTGCTGTTGAGCTTTTCAACCACATGGAGCAGGCAACCGTGCAGAACGGACAAGATGCCGCGCTGAAAGTTGATGAGCTTCTGCGTAACACTCTGGGCGATTCAACCTCGCTTCAGTTGCGCTATGCCGGTGCTGCTACCAACTATTCACAAGTCGGGGGTACTGATGACGCATTGACTGCGCTCGACATCCTCGATGCCAGCACCAACCTCAGAGTCAACAACGCTCGCACGAGCAACGGTTACTTCACTGCCGTCATGGCACCTGAAGTCGCTCGTGACCTCATGAACGATGATGACTGGTTGGAAGCAAGCAAGTATGGCGATGTGGATCAGCTTTATCGCGGTGAAGCAGGTCGCTACATGGGCGTTCGTGTCGTAACGACTACTAATCCGTACCGTCAGAGTACACAGCACACCTACGATGCTGCTGGCACCAAGTACTCCACATTCGTTGTGGGCGACCAGGCTTACGGAGGTGTTGATCTCTCCACGATGAGCGCATACGCACCTAAGATGATGATCAGTCAAGGCCCGGACAAATCTGATCCGTTGGCTCAGTTGACTACTGTCGGATTCAAGTTCTACTACGGTTCTGCCGTCCTGAACGCGAATCATGCGGTCAACATCTACTCGGTCACTAACTACAGCTAATCAACAAGCCGGGGAGGTTAATAGCCTCCCTGGCTACTTTGCTTTATGCCTAAAGTAGAAATACCGCTGACCGCTCTGCAAGTTGCAGACGAGGAAGGCGTGATGGTCGCCCCCGAGGTGGGTGATGCTGTTAGCTTCACAATAGACGGTTCTGTGGAATCGCTGGGCGATGAGTTCGCCACAGTCGAGATGCAGACGGTCAACGGTGAGCCAGCATACCCGGAGGAGGTAGAAGAGACAGTCACTGAAGTCGAGGCACCGTCCAGAGATGAGATGATGGCAGCGATGGAGGAAATAGATCAGGCAGGAGGATTATAATATGTCAGAAAAAAATGTTCGCAGAACCCAGAAGTCCGTCACTCAGGATTTGACGATCAAGACGCTGGACAACACGAAGATCAAGTTCACTGGTGTAACAACCAGCGGATCTTACTCTGCTGTGTCAGGATATACGCTCAAGGTGAATATCGATGGCACTGACTACAACATACAACTGGCGCAGTAATGCCTCTAGTTGAGTTCAAGAATCACGAGACGGGGGAGGTCAGGGAGTTCCTGGTCTCCTCCGACCTCGATAATTTTAGTGATGGCACTGGCACCTGGGCAAAGCTTGAGGTGCCAACGAGTTTCGCCATCGGAGGTATGCGCCAGGCACCGTCTCAGTCAGAGATGATCAAGCGCGGCTACCACCGGCAAGAAAACTCTAAGAAAGGCTGGAGGAGTGAGTTCAGCCGACAGAAAGTAAAAAAGATTTGGGGGTTATAAACGATGGCAAGACAGAATGATGCACTAGCTAACTTTGGGGCGACAACGAACGAGGAACTGAGCGTAGGAACCGGGGCAGCAATACCGACAGGACTAAGCGATGACTGCTCTCCTGCTTTTCTGCTGATCCAGAACGTAGGCACTAAGCCGGTATTTTACCGCTTGGGAGACGTTACTGCCGGACAGATTTGTTCGATAACAGGAGGCAACTACACCGGCATCTTAGCAGGTTGCACAGCAGACGAGGATGGCACTGGAGGTGTGATCAGCTTTGCCGGTTATACCGGAGGACTCAGCTTTGTTGTGGCAAGCGGCACAGGCAAGGTGAACGTAAGCCACAGCGGCAGATTGGGAGATTAAGCTATGGGTATAGCCAACATAATTAACAACTCCACCACAACGAGTGGTGGGGAGATAGTCCGCGAGTTAGTTAATAGCACAGACGGCGCGGGTCTGCATTTTGATGGTGGTTCTCCCGGGTACATCGACATTGCCTCGCCTCCAGATTTGGGAACAAAGTTTTCGTTTGAGTTTATATTTAAAGCGTCAACTTGGATAAGCGGCGACTACAAGTTTTTATTAGATTTTGGAGGCGGCAGCGGTCGATTTATCATCGGCACAAACAATTCTGACAACAACTTAAAGATATTTGACAATGTAGGTTACAAAGACACCGGAGTCGTAATTTTTGACGATTTGGATGTGCATCACGTTGTGGTGACAGTCAATGGCACATCTGCGCTTGTTTACGACAATGGCAATCAAGTTGGGTCTGCTACAATAAGCGCAAGCCACGGCATTGACACCGCGACCGATGCCGCAATTGCTACTAACATTTTTTACTCAAGTAATAATGCTGTTACCGGCACTCTCTACCGCTGCCGCTTCTACAACAAAGCACTGAGCAGCGCAGAGGTGCAGACAGCGTACCAGCGGGCAGACGTACCGTTCGCAGACCAGTATGGAGAACAAAACCTAGTAGACGCTGCCGCGAGTGCATTCACCAGCGGCACATATAGCTGGGTTGCATACGGTTCCAACACGATTGCTAACGTCAGCAACGACTTAACAATCAGCTATGGCGGCAATTCAAGTGGCGCGTATAATTATTTACGCGACTCTTTTGATTTAAAACAGGATTTAGTTATTGGTGAAAACTACCGTCTTCGTATGCGTGCCAAGTACGCTGGAGGCGCATCGGGAGTTACAATTCAAGTCTATGACGGGGCTTCCATAATAGTAGCCGACAGCGCGTTGACCACATCGTTTGTCGATTACGAAATAGAATTTACAGCGCAGTCGATAACTGACAGACCGTTTGTTTTCTTTACTGACTTGAAAAGTGGCAACGTAGTCACAATCGACACTTGGCAAGTTGACCAAGTTGGCTGCGTCTCAGACTACGACCTAGCATTCGCAAACGAAAATCAATCGCGGATGGTGGCTGACCGTTCAACTAATAACGTGGATGGCGAGATGTCATCTTCTGGCGTCAAGCAGACGCAAGTCATTAAGCAGTTGAACAGCACCGCAATGCGAGTTGGCACTCCTGCGGCGACTCCTGGGGATGGTGAGATTATTTCCAGCGGCAAAATTTCTGCCAACGCTAAAGTAAACATCAACTCAAACGGCACGCTTGATTGGGGTAATGCAGCA